ATCGGGGACACCAAGGAAAAGGGCCTGGAATACATCGGATACTGCGCGCACATGGCCAAGGTGATGGCCGTTGCAATGGCCGAAAGATGGAAGGGAATCGAGGTCTTTCTCTTCGAGGATCAGCAGCCGGACGGCTCAACGAAGCACATCACGTCCTACCGCATCCGGTTTGCCTCCGGGTTTCACATCACGGCCCTCTCGTCACGGCCTGCCAGCATCCGGGGACTCCAAGGCATCGTGAATATCGATGAGGCCGCCTACCACCCGAACGTCCAGGCGGTGATCGATGCGGCCACGGCCCTGATCATCTGGGGCGGGAAGATCCGGATCATCTCGACCCACAACGGCGAGAAGAATGCGTTCAATCAGATTATCCGGGACACCCGGGCCGGCTTGTACGCCTTTCGGATCCTGCATGTCACCTTCGATGATGCGGTGGCAAACGGCCTCTATGAGCGCGTCTGCCTGATCAAGGGGTGGACGCCCACAGTGGAAGGGAAAAAGGAGTGGTATCAGCGCGTCCGAGGGGCCTACGGGGCGAACAAGGCGGCCATGCGCGAGGAGCTGGACGCCATCCCCAGGGAAGGCTCGGGAGTGGCCATTCCCGGCATCCTGATCGAAGCCTGCATGAAGGAGGAACGCCCTATCCTCCGGCTGGCCCTAGACAACGACTTTGCCCTTAAGGGCGAGGACTACCGCAAATCCTGGTGCATCGAATGGATTCGAATTCACATCAACCCCGCCCTGGAAGCGCTGGATGAGGACCTGCAACACGTTTTCGGGCAGGACTTCGCGCGCTATGGAAACTTTTCGGTCATTGCCCCCCTGGCGATCCTTCAGAACCTGACGCGGAGGGCCCCTTTCCTCGTGGAGATGCACAACGCGCCCTCCCGGCAGCAGGAGCAAATCCTGTGGCACATCATTGAGCACCTGCCGAAATTCCGCGGCGGGGCGATGGATGCGACCGGACCAGGTCTCACGCTCGCCGAGTACACGGCGGACAAGTTCGGGCGTCCCCTGATCGAGGAGATCACCCTCAATGACGCCTGGTACCGGGAGCATATGACGCCCTTCCAGGATGCGTTCACGGACCAGACCATCGACATCATGCGGGATGCCGACGTCCTGAACGACCTCAGGACCCTGGAGGTAATCGACGGCATCATCAAGCTGCCCAAGCTGACGGTTGCGGACACCAAGAACCAGGAGTTCAAGCGCCACGGGGACGCGGGAATCGCGCTCGCCCTGGGGCACTACAAATCGAGGAACATGCATTCAGGGCCCATCGAGTACGAATCCACGGGCAGGCGGCGGGTTACCAGCCGTCTCAGAAATTTCATGGGGCGATAAATGGCGATTCTGGACCGAAACGGCAGGCCGTACGAGACCCCGAAGCCGGAGATGCAGGAGTTCGCAACGGCCCGGAAGGACATCGACATCTTCACGGGCTGGCTTACCCGGCTGGAGAACCCGGACCCCGTGCTCCGGACCGAGTCCGCAGGCGCCGGCCTGAGGCTTTACGACGACGTAAAGCGGGACGCGCACGCAGGGTCCGTGCTCCAGACACGGTACCTCTCCGTGGTGGGGAAGGAATGGCAGATCGAGGCCGCGGACGGGCCGGCCACCCGGGGCCGGACGCCACAGGTCACACGGGAGCAGAAGATCGCGGACTTTGTGCAAAAGGTTCTCCTGGACTGCAACTTCGACCAGGCGCGACAAGAGCTGCTCCAGGGCATCCTGTACGGGTTTTACGCGGCCGAGGTCCAGTGGAAGTACTCAAAGAAGGGCGTGGACCATGCGATCGTGGTGGACAAAATCCGGGCCAAGCACCCGAAGCGGTTCACGTTTTCCCAGGAGCGCGAGCTCAGGCTCCTGACCCCCACGAGCCGGTTCGACGGCGAGCCCGTGCCGGACCGCAAGTTCATCGTGTTCACCTGGGGATCGAGCGACAACCCCTATGGCGAGGGCCTGGGGCAGAAGCTGTGGTGGCCCGTCTGGTTCAAGAAGAACAACATCAAGTTCTGGCTCGTTTTTCTGGAGAAGTTCGGGTCCCCGACCGCGGTCGGCAAGCATCCGCGAGGCGCGAAGCCCGAGGAGAAGGAGACACTCCTGAATGCGCTCGACGCCATTCAACAGGAGACCGGCATCGCGATCCCGGATGACCTGGCCATCGAGTTCCTGGAGGCCTCGCGGGGCGGCACGGTCAGCTACGAGGCCATGTGCGAATACATGGACAAGCAGGTGAGCAAGGCCGTTCTCGGGCAGGTAGCCACAACGGAAGGCACCCCGGGCCGCCTCGGAAACGAGGACGCTCAGGAGGAAGTGCGGGCCGACATTCTCAAGGCGGATGCAGACCTTATCTGTGAGTGCCTGAACGCCACGTTGATCCCGTGGATCGTGGACTTCAATTTCCCCGGCGTCGTGGACTACCCGCATATTTGGATTCGGACCGAGGCCGAGCAGGACCTCAAGGACCTGGCCGAGCGCGACAAGACCCTGGCCGTGGATATCGGCGTGCCCGTGCCCAAGACCTACTGGTACCGGACGTACGGCATCCCCGAGCCCACGGAGGAGGACGAGGCGCTGGTCGTGCCGCAAACCCCGGCTGCGGGCGGAATGTTCGCGGAGAAAGGCCGCTTCACGCCGGATCAACAGGAGCTGGAGGAGCTTGCGGAGGACTCAGTAACTGACGCCGCCCATGCCATGAGCAGCGTGGATGCCGAGATCCGGAAACTGATCAAGAGTGTGGAGAGCCTGGAGGAGCTCAAGGACCGCATCCTGGAGCTCTACGAAGGTATGGATACCAAGGATCTCCAGAATACGCTCGTCGAGGCCCTGGGAACGGCGGCTCTTAAGGGTCTTTCCACGGACACGGGTCCGACCGGGAGGGCTTGATGGATCTTACGCTTCGCATCGCAGGCGAGGAAAAGGTGGTGAAGGTCCTGGAGGCCGCGGGCGAGCGGGTGAAGGACTTGACTCCGCCCTTCCGGGACGCCGGGGAGCGGATCGTGCGGAAGATCGCCAGGCGGCTTTCCGGGGCTGTGCTCTCGGAAAAATCGGCCAGGCTCAAGAACAGCGTGATCCCGCAGCCGACCCCCGACAGCCTTACCATCTCGGCGGGTGGGGGCCCGGACGAAGTGGCCTATGCCGCGATTCACCACTACGGGGGGACGATTCGGCCGAAGAAAGCGAAAGCCCTGACCATTCCGTTCCCCGGGGGCCCGGCGGATAAACGCGTGCCCCTGAGGGCGTCGGACTTTGACGACACCTTCATCGCCAAGGGGATCATCTTTCAGTCGCTCGGCGGAAGCAGCCGCTCGGGCGGTGAGCGCATCGAGCCGCTTTTCATTCTGAAAAGGTCCGTGGAGATCCCGGCGCGGCCGTACATGTATCTGGACGAGTCGGACGTTGAGTACCTCCGGAGATCCGTTGCGGACTACGTCACGGGGGAATGGAAGTGAAACGCATACCCTTCAAAGAAGCCCGCGATGCTTTTGCCAAGAAGGCCGTGCTGCCGGAGGCCCGGTTTCGGTCCCTGGCCGGAGAGATCGGCGAGGAGCGCGCACACTCTGTGGCTTTCAGCGTGGCGGGCATCGCGCGGGAGGATGTGCTCTCGGATCTTCTCGGCGAGGTGCAGAAAACGATCGATCAAGGAAAAAGCCTCTGGGACTTCCGCGAAGGCATCGACGAGATTATGGAACGGCGCGGCTGGGCCGGGCTCAACCCGTACCGGCTGGACAACATCTTTCGCACCAATATCCAGGCGGCCTACGCCGTGGGCCGGTACAAGCAGATGATGGAGATCGCCGATCGTCGGCCCTATTGGGAGTACGACGCGGTGAACGACACGCACACCCGGCCGACCCACGGGGCGCATGACGGCAAGATTTACCACTACCTCCACCCCTTCTGGAACACGTGGATGGTTCCGAATGGATACAGGTGCAGATGCAGCGTGAACTCACTCTCGGCCGAGGAGATGAAAGAGGAAGGGCTACAGGAGGAGACCCAGGGCACGGATCTCAAGCCGGACGAAGGGTTTCGATTCAACCCCGGCAAGGCCCACTGGGGCGAGGGCCTGGCGCGGGGCGCGATCGACGGGGTGCAGAAGCCCCTGAAGTGGAAGCCCCTGAGCGACAAGGGCCCGGTCGACTTCGGCCGGCCGACCAAGATCCCTTACGTCAAGATGCCCGCGGCCCCGGGCAAAAGAAAGGCTGCGTACACCGGGGCGGGCATGAGCGAGAAGGAGGCCGCAGAGCGTGTGCGGAAGGACTTCCATAAGGCCATCGGGGGCGAGACCGTGCAGGTTACGGATGCGGCGGGTGATCCCCTGATTCTCTCGGACCACCTCTTCGAGCATCTCTCGCTGGACGGCCGGGAGACGTACTTTCCGCTGATCCGGGATCTGGTCGAAAGCCCCTTCGAGATCTGGCTGACGCCTGAGCAGGCCGTACAGACCGGAAAAGTCCGGCTCATGAAGCGTTACGTCAAGCTCTACCGGGACGAAAAGAAGCGCGGCATGTTGCTTGTGGCGGAGTCTCACCGGGGTGTTTTTTCGGGATACACGTTCTTGAGAGGGGACAAGCCTAAATACTTCCAGAAATACAGGCAAGGGCAGTTGATTTACGGAAAGTAGGACCTGCATTCCCCCGGCGAATGCGGTGTCCCCGCTGGTCATCAGGGCCGGGGCCCGACCAACGGTTTCATAAAAATGATAACGGCCTGGGGCGGGAAAGTCAAGTAAGGAGGCAGGTATGCAGTTCACGGGGTTTCACGACTGGATCGAGATCTTTCGGGGCGGCAAACAGCGGGACTCGGAGGGGCGTGAGTACGACGGGGACGCACTGATCGACGGGGCCGTGGCCATGTTCGACGCCTCCCGGCACGAGCCTCCGGCGGTCGTAGGCCACCCAAAGAACAACAGCCCGGCGTTCGGCTGGGTGAATGAGCTCAAAAGCGCTGTCAAAGACGGCACCAAGGTGCTCCTGGCGCGGTTCCGGCAAGTGGTGCCGGAGTTCGAGGAGGCAGTCCGGAAGGGCCTCTACAAGAAGCGAAGTGCGGCGTTCTACCCGGATGGGAGCCTCCGGCACGTTGGGTTTCTAGGGGCTGCGCCTCCAGCGGTCAAGGGCCTGGCGGACCTCCGGTTCGGGGACGACGACGGGGCCGTGGTGTTCGAGTTCTCCGACCTGGAGGAGGCCCGGGAGGCCCAGGCCAAAAGAGCGAAGAAGTACGGCATTGCGGTCAAGGAGGGCGGGCACGTGACCAAGCCCTCGGAATGGGAGCACGTGCCGGACGATCAGTTCCTCGACCCGGTCAACTACCGCTACCCCTGCCCGGACGCAAAGCAAACCCGGGCTGCGGCCAGCTACTGGGGGCGCGAGAAAAACCAGGAGCAGTATAGCGCCAGGGAGCGGGCCATCATCAACGACAGGCTGGATAAGTTCAGGGAGCAATACAAGATCGGCAATTTCAACGAAGGAGGGGGATCGATGGAGAAATTCAGGGAGTTTATCGAGTTCTTGAAGTTCTGGAAGACAGAAGGCCGGGAGCTTCTCGGCGAACCGGCCCCGGAGGGGGGCAAGACCTTCAGCGAGGAGGACGTGAAGGCCCGCGAGGACGCGGCCAGGAAAAAGGCCGCAGAGGAGGCCAAGAAAACGACGGAGGCCGAGTTCGCGGAAAAAGCGCGAAAGGCCGCCAAATCGCGCCGTGGTGAGGAGATCACGGCCTTTTGCGAGCAAAGCCTCAAGGAAGGCAAGATCGCGCCCTCCTGGATGAAATTGGGCCTGAAAGAGTTCATGGAGTCCCTCGACGCCGAGGAGCCGGTCCAGTTCGCCGAAGGGGACCAGGGCAAGGCCTCCCGCTACGAGTGGTTCAAGGGCTTCCTCGAGGAGCTCCCCAAGGTGGTGGAGTTCAAGGAGGTGGCAACCCGTGAGACGGGCGGTGCGGCCTTCGCGGAAAAGGAGGAGGTGGAGGCGGGCCTGCGCATGGCCTCGTACGTGAACCCGCCCGAGGCCGGAAAATAAGACCCGCAGGGGAGGACCCGGGCGAACCGGAGGCAAAAAACAGTTGCTATGACACTGGTGATGACGAGGGCAATTCCCGGTAAGGCATCGCCACGAAAGGGAGGGACATCATGGGTGGAATCCTGGGAACCACGGAAACCGAGTACAGCGAGCTGAGCCAGCTCACCGCGCAGGAAGGCGCGGTCATGAAAAGGGCGACGCTTGCAAGCGGCAATAACCTCAGCCGCGGGGACGTGCTGGAGCGGTCCAGCCAGAAGATGACGCAGCTCTCCACCGCGGCAAACGCCCGGGCCATTCTGGCCCAGGACTGCGACGCATCCGCCGAGGACAAGGACTGCTGGGTCTACGTCCTGGGGCACTTCCGGTATGCGGATCTCGGCTGGCCCACGATCAGCGCGGCCGACAAGAAGACCGCGCTAGAGGCCCTGGAGGACGCCGGGATCAGCGTGGACGTGGACCATACCACCGTGGAGGCGACGGCATAGAAAAGGCAAAACCCCGGCTCCGGTTAGCAAGGGCCGGACAACCCCCACAACGGGAACGTTTTTCAGAGGAGGCAACTCATGGACTATTCGATCACGCGTCTTACCACGGCAGTCAACGCGATGAAGGCCCCGACCAGGCGGATTTACAACCGTCTGTTCCAGGGCAGGGAGAACATGCAGCCGACGAGCATCCTGGCGTTCGACGTCATCACCGGAAGCGAGGGCATTCTGCCCAACATGTCGGTGGTGGCGCCGGCCAAGGTAGACGCCAAGACCGGCGTCAAAACGGTCACCATGCAGGCGCCCAGGCTCACCAACAAGCGCCTGGTTCAGGCCGGGAGCCTGGACTCGGCCCGGGCATGGGGACAGCAGCTCCAGACCATGATGATGGATCAACGCGTGGCAATGGAGCAGCGCGATATGCGCAACAAGCACGACCGGACGCTCGAGTTCTGGGCCGCGGGTGCGCTTAAGGGCTACATCTACGACAGCGACCTCACCACGGTCCTGGTCGACTACGGCCTTTCCGCATCCCATCGGGTGACGCTGACCGGTGACGATCTTTT